TCTTAATCATGTACCTATTATTTGAAACCGAACAAGAAGGCATTGACCGCTCCGAACAGGAGGGTATCGCTCGTGGGCTTGCTTACCACAAGGTAGGTAAAGGTTCACGCTACGTTACCCGCCCTCGCCTTACCAAGAAACCATTGGTAGGTGCAGCCAAGTGGGCATTGCCTGTTGACACATATAATCTCACAGAAGTCGAGCAGGAATCCGCTGTCGAAGAAGTAAAATTCCCTGACCCAGAGGCTATCTAATGGACGACATCATATACAGAAGCGTAGTAGGCGTGGCTGGTTTCTTTGCCACCATCGAGCTTACCCCTGTCAATGAGATATTGGGCTTCTGTGTAGGTCTAGCTACATTTGTCTACATGACGGCATCAGCCATCAAGGTAATCAAGGAACTGAAGAAATGACCCCTGAACTATTAGCAATGCTTGGAGGTGGCGTATCAGGCTTCGTAATGAAGATGATTGCTGCCCAAGCCCAGAGCCAGACTCGTCTATTCGAGCAAATGCTGAAGAAGCAGAAGGCTGCTGATATATCTGCTGATAGGGCTTCTGAGCGTGGTGGAGTATGGATGCGTAGGATTATTACTGTAAGCGTCCTGTTGGCTATTATAGCCCTCCCTGCGGTCTTTGCATTCACTGACATAGCAGTTACCCTTCAGGAGGAATCAAACGGCTTTCTAGGCCTATTCAAAGGCTCAAAATGGGTGCATACGCAGGGTTATCTAATACTCCCTGAAGTGCGCCAAACAGCACTCGCCATTGTAGGATTCTACTTTGGTTCATCACAAGTAAAATAAGGAACAATATGTACGGACGAAAACCAGCAGGTAAAGCAAGTAAGGGTTCATGCGGCGAGCGCAAGGGTTGTGGCTGCAAAGTGAAAGGTAAGTAATGCCTAAGGACGCTTGCTACAAAAAGGTCAAGGCCCGTTACAAGGTCTTCCCATCTGCTTATGCAAGTGGGGCAATCGCTAAGTGCCGCAAGGTAGGAGCCGCCAACTGGGGCAAACGAAAGAATGCAAAGTAATGGCTGCACGGAAAACAAAAGAAGGAGCAGCCCTCAAGCGGTGGTTCAAGGAGGAATGGGTGGATGTCCGCTCAGGAAAGCCCTGCGGACGACAAGCGGGAGAAAAGCGAGGTACGCCATACTGCAGACCATCGAAGCGTGTAAGCTCAAGAACCCCTGTGACTGCGGGTGAGCTGACCCCATCGCAGAAGAAAAAGAAAGTAGCTGAGAAGAAAAGTCTCGGACAACCAGCGGGTAAACCTCGAAGAGTAAAACCAGTACGCAAAAAATAATGGCTGATAAATCCAAGATGAAGTGCAACGTGCCACGCCGTGAAGTCCAGGGCGGGAAGAAATTTGTCGTGAAGGCTTGCCAGGGTGGTAAGGAAAAACTGGTCCGTTTCGGCGATGCTAACATGACAATCAAGAAGGACCGTCCTGCCCGTAAGAAAAGCTACTGCGCTCGTAGCGGTGGCATCAAGGGCAAGTCAAACAAACTATCCGCTAACTACTGGAGCCGCCGAGCCTGGAACTGCTAATTATTATGAGAAAACCAAGAGGAAGATTTAAACGTAGCCAACCATCACCCGAAGAAAACATGGAACGTGGAACCGCGTCTCCAGCAAAACGGATTGAGGTAGGCATGGAACATACGCTGCCTGACTTTACCGTTACGGCCAGGGGTGTACATTATAATGATGTACGCAGAGGACGGGCTACCGCAAGGCAGGAAATGAAAGCTCGTTACCATCGCAGCCAATCAAAAAAATAAATGCCTGAATATCGTTCATACGGAGCAAGAGATGACCGCGTTGCCAAGGATGGTGATGTCGGTTTTATTGGTTTCAATAATCGCCTTCGCCCTGACCAGCTTAAGGCGGGGATGCTTTCTGATGCCCAAAATATCCGCTTGGACCGTAACGGTGAAGCGCAGGTACGTAAGGGCATCGAGCTTATCGAGGCTCCGTTTGCGGTCGGTGGTGACGTACAACGTCTTCCGACTACTGCCGAGATTGGCGATGGAGTGACTTCTATGCTGCCCACTACCATTGAGTCCGCTAGCCTGACGAGCAATGTAGTATCGCTTGTTCTTAATGAGCCAGCAGTGGAGCCAGGTTATGACTTCCAGGTTGGCGATGAGATTACCGTAGAGGGTATTCAGTTTACTGGCACTGACCCGAATGGCACACATACAATTACTGGCATTACTGATGCGGGTGCTACTAGCACAATTACGTACGCCTTGACTGGTGCTAATGAAGTATATACAACCGCCATCGTCCTGCCCGAAACACTCCCTTTTGATTTGAACGATATTACAACCCAGGCCGTTGTTGGATTCAACATGGTCTTGGACCAAGGTAATGTCACCGAGGTTTACGCAAGCACGGAGTACAGTGACCCAGCTTCCAATGCTAGTCAGTACCTCTTGATTGCATCCAATTTAAAAGTAGTAGCCAAGAACCTCAAAACGGGGGAGACTACCGACATTATTTATCCAGTAGGCGAAACCGTTCCCGTGGAGTCAGATATGATTCAAGCCTTTAACAAGGTATTTATTTTCCGCAACGGTCAGACTGCCCTTGAATGGGACGGGGACCTTTCTGGGACACCTGAGTTCACTAGGGTAGCTAGTGGTGAGTACACTCAGCCAGTACAAATTGTGTGCGCGTCAGGCGAGTTCGCATTAATCGAGAACCGTGGCGTTGTGCATCAGGAAGATGGTGTTTCTGTTGGTAGCATTGTTACTGTAGTAGGTGACAAAACATTGGATGCGGACCAAAGCTCTGGTCTGATTATTGGCTCGGAGTTCACTGTCGCGAAACTATTTGAGGGTGGACCTACTACTTCAATCACGGCGGCGGTCAAGCAGTTAATTTCTGGCGGGGAGTACGATACTCTTTACGAGGTTACAATTACTGCTGCGGGTCACGGCAGGAGCATAGGGGACCCGATTGATATTGCGGGATTCGGTGATACCAAGATTGACGGAAGCCGATTTGTTTCTGATGTATCAGGTGATGACATTGTTTTCTACGTACCGCAAAATCCAAGTATTACAATTAGTGGCGATGAAACAGTAGCCCTGGCTCATGGATTCGAGTTCTATGTGGACGCTAACAAAACTGACGAACACATTACCGATGGGGCAAGTTTAACATCTACTCCAGTATTTACTCGCAAGGTATCCGTAGGTCTAGGATTTATCCACATGCCAGCACCAGAGTTTGCGGTATATCACCAGCGCAGGTTGGTAATGCCGTATAGATTCACTGTCAATGATGCACTTGACAGCTTTACATCCAAGGATGCCCTTGATGAAATAATTGCATCCGATATATTGGACAGTGATACCTATGACCAGATTTACGCACAGTACCGCTTCAATGCAGGTACGGCTGACTTCGTTGTTGGACTGCACTCATTCGCTGAGGACCGCTTGCTGGTGTTTAACCGCAACAGCATTCATCTTGTCGAGAATACCACTAACGTACAGGGCGCAAGTACTCGGCTTCTTACTAACGAGGTTGGGTGCGTAGCTCGTAAGTCCATTAGGCAGGTTGGCAATCAGGTTATATTCCTTTCGGATAATGGCGTGTACGGAACCCAATTCCTTGATGAATACAATCTTCGCGGTACTGAAACACCGCTAAGTGAACCAATCAACGAAACCATTCAGCGTATCAACAAGGACGCATGGGAACAATCAGTTGCGACTTACTTTGATAACCGTTACTTTATTGCTGTCCCGCTGGACAATGCTGTTCGTAACAACGCAATCCTGGTATTTAATTTCCTGAACAAACAATGGGAGTCCATTGATACGACTGGTAGTACGGATTGGGATATTGAAAACCTTTTGGTAGCTGGTGACGGTGAACAGCGTGGCGTATATGCAATTAACCGATTCGGCGGTATTCATAAACTGGATGAGCGCGTGGACGGAGAGGACCGCATTGTTACCTTTATTGGTGGCGAGGCTCAGGGTATTGATATACCCGCTGCCCTTACGACCCGTCAGTACACTATCGGGAGCATGGACCGCAAACGCTGGAAGAACTTCGATATTCATGTTCAATCCAGTGAGGACAATACCTCTGATTTTGATATTGACATTGAGACAGAGAATCCCGATACGGTTGAATCCTTGGGTTCATTGTCGGACTACAATAAAACTGAACAGCGCGTGGTTCAGATGTCTGGATTTTCGGATTCCGACCTTAACGGGACATATGTATTTGATTCAGTAGTCAATGGGTTTGATGTTTACCGCCTTAATGGTCCTGGTGCTGGAAGCCTGCCAGCGGTTTCATTCAACGGCTCCATCATCTACGTGTTCAAAACATCCACGTTCTTTCCAGTATATCAATCCATATCAAGTACGCTTGCATCCAACAACTTTACTACCTTGTTCTCCAGTCCTGTTTCTGGCTCATCGGTTGATTCAGTATCGAACGAACCCACCGTACTCCCTATTGGGGAAGATGTTTCTATACGTGGTAGAATAGGGAACCGCCGTGGATACGGCTTACAATTTACAATCAACAACACCAGCGGACGACCCCGTATTCGAGCAATCGAGACTGAGGGAAGTACCGCAATGCGTTCAACACAGAAAGCAATTTAATGGCAACAATAACAGTAACACCAGGCCAGGTTTATGGCCCTACTGATACGGTCACATCTACTGACCTGAATGACCTTGGTAGCCCAACAGCCGCCATTGATACTGGAACTATCGTGAATGCAGACATATCGGCATCCGCTGATATTGATGCTAGTAAACTAGCTATCAATGTTTTTTCTGCGGCATATCCCGTTGGCTCCGTGTACATGAATGCCAGCGATTCAACCAACCCCGCTACCCTGTTAGGGTTCGGGACATGGGTAGCCTTTGGTGCTGGTCGTGTACCCGTGGGTATTGATTCAGGGGACACGGACTTCGACACAGCAGAAGAAACTGGCGGTGCGAAGACTCATCCGTTGACCGAAGCAGAACTAGCACAGCACCATCACCTTGCTGTTGTGGATGGTTTTGTTGCCGAAACTGGTAATGTTACTAGTTCGAATGCTATATCTGAAACCGCAACACAAAGTAGTTCTACGAATCAGTCATATGCAATGCGACCTGCAACTACTAGCACCTATGGGAATGTTGGTAGGACTTCCCAGGTGGGTAATGGTGATGCCCACAACAATCTTCAGCCATACATCGTAGTTCACATGTGGAAACGAACAGCTTAATATCATGTCAGTAATTACAACAGGAAAAACTTTCGCAAACGGCGAGCAGCTTTCAGCCGACAAGCTGAACCTCATGCTCGATAATGCAACCTTCAGCAACGATGCCGTTGATTTAACCAGCACATTTGTTGACAGTAACGGAGCAATCGTGGTCAAGGACGGTGGCGTGACCACCTCTAAACTTGCTGATACATCAGTAACTACCGCCAAAATTTCGGACAGCAATGTAACCAAAGCCAAGATTGAAGATGTCGATGACATGAAAGTGCTTGGCAATACTTCTGGTTCGGCTACTTCCCCACAAGAAGTCAGCGTTCTGGACGAGGACGATATGGTATCGGACAGCGCGACCGCTCTCGCTACCCAGCAAAGCATTAAGGCTTATGTGGATTCCGCACCTAACTTTACGCCAAGCACGTATGCTGGTGGAGAAAGTGTAACCTTTCCTAATGGATTGATTATGAAATGGGGTATAGCGTCCCTGAGTGCAGCGGGAGGCACAATTACTTTTGCAACACCTTTTCCGAATGCTGTTATAAATATTCAGGGGGGTGCTGTGGGTGCGGATTACACTGCAAATTTAGGGGTCACTTCTTTTAGCACAACACAAATAGCTTGTAACCCTGCTAGTAATGCTGTTTACCACTGGCAAGCCATCGGATACTAATGGAAGTCGATAATCCAGTCCTTAACTCAGCCGTAGCTGCCCTTCACTCAGGGAATCAGCCGCACTTTGTTTCGTTCGTGGATAAGGTAGTAGCTTACTGCAAGGAACACGAAAACGGCAAGGTGCTTGACGGCTGGGAGGATGAAGCCCTGCGTAGTCTCATTGCGTATCACCAAGCCAAGGGAACGCTTGTTGTTATGTCCGATGATGAGGCCGACATTCAGGGGGTTTTCATGTGGTATAATTGCGATGCTGATGACGGGTGGAGCTTTGTATATAACTGGAATGAGGATGCCCCTGACGGTGACGCTATATTCATGGCGTTCTTGTACGCATCCAGCACATCGGCGTGGAAACAAATGCTATTGAAATTTATTGAACGCGAACCTGATTGCCTTACGAAGAAACTCCTTGGAGTTCGCTATCGCCAAGGTAATCCGACTCGTGTTGAATACACTACTAAACTATTTTCAAAAATCTTAAAAGCAAAATAAGGAATTATTATGGGAGGCAAAGGACGCGCACCAGCAGCACCACCACCGATTGACCCAGGAAAGTCAATGGGTGAATATTTATTCGGCCAAGGGTTCTCTGGCTACCAGGGTGTCACTGACCCCCGATTACAGGAGCGACTCATTGGCGCGGAGGAACAATACCGTCCTCGCTATGCAGCACTGGAGTTACAGGACATTGCTACCTTTGCTCGTGGTCTACCCGCGGGTGAATACGGGGACCCCGAATACGCTGCTCAGGCAGCAAAAGTTCAGGAGCTAGAGCAAAAGCTACAAAGCACTCCAGCGCAACTAGTCAAGTATAAGTCAGGCAAACAGGGCCATAGACGTGGGCTTTACCGCGCTCCCTACGAGGTGGAAAACCCTGAATACAAAAAAATACAGGACGAGCTTGATGCTGCTACAAGGGGGCTTTCCCAACTTTCCCCAACGCGAACCCAGGATGCTACTCCTGGTGTGTTTGATTTGCTTGAGGAACAGGCAATGCGGGCAGGCGAACTGCAACGCGAACAGCTAGGTATTCAGCGTGAAGCGGATGTTCGGGCAATCGAAGGCTTTGCCCCTCGTATTGTTGAGGCTTACCGTGAAGCGGACCCATACAGCACAGCATTGGCTGACGCTGCCCAGGAGCAGGCCCTTCGTCTCTTTGGCGAGGCTGAGGGTGAACTATCCCCAGAACGCCGTAGAATCGCACAGCAGGCCGCTAGACAGGCAAGCCTGGCCAGTGGTCGTATTGGCGATGAAAGTGCTGCCGCGGCTGAGGTCCTTGGTCGTGAACAATTCCGTGCTGGTCTCCGTCAGGAGGCTCGCCAGGCTGGTGCTGGTGCATTCGGCCAACAGCGAGCAATCGCTGGGGACATTGGTATGACCCTCTTGGGTCGCCCCTCTTCCGCTATTGGACTAGGTGGACAGACCCTTGGACAGGCAACTGGACTCGCTGGACAGCCAATGGGACCTCAGCTCTTTGACCCCAACGTGGGTATCAATATGGCAATGCAACAACGCGCACAGGACATTGAGTTCCAGGGCGCACAGGCACAAGCTAGTGCTGCGCGTAGTGCTGGATTAATGGGCGCTATTGGTAAAATAGGTGCTGCTGCGGCTCCAGTCATGTTGGCTTGCTGGGTAGCCCGTGAGGTCTACGGCGTAGAGAATCCGAAGTGGTTACAGTTCCGTGAGTGGATGCTGAATGATGCACCCGCATGGTTCCGTAATCTGTATCTAAAATTCGGGGAACGCTTCGCTAAGTTCATTTCCAACAAACCTGGACTCAAATCAATCATCCGCAAATGGATGGATACCAAAATTAAGTAACATGGCATTTCAAGTAGGAACACAAGTACGCCCAGAATTGGGCAGAGCAGACGTAAGCGGATTCGCTAAGGCTGGTATGATTACTGGTCAAGCATTGGCTAGCCTGGGTGAGGACATTGGTAAAGCAGTGACCAAGTACCAGGTTGACAAGCAGAATGCAGAGGATAGAAAGCTTCGATACGAGACTATCCTTCCCTATCTTACGGCTCAGTTCGGCGCGGAAGAAGGCGAAAAGATGTCTAAATCCTTTTCCAAGGACGCGGTTACTACGTCTAAGATTATCAATCTAGCTGGACTGCAACAGGAGCAAAACGCCCTCAATGCGGCCATAACAGCTGGCTCCAAGGACGGGAAGTTCGACCAAGGTGCGGCTCTTTCTGCTTACCAAGAAAACCGAGGACAAAACCTTTCTGGAGTCCTGAAGTTAATGGAATCAATGGGTGGCCCCACACAGGCCGAGCTTGACCAAGCTGCTGCAAAACGAGCAAAACTAGAAGCAGAGACAGCCAAACTAGAGGCCGAAGCCGCTGCCATCGGGAAGCCGCAAACCATGAAGCCATCGGAAAGGATGCGACTCATTGAAACGAAAGTTGGGGATGTAACATTCGGACAGTACCTTCAAGAATTAATGCAAACCAAAGCCATCAAGGGCGGGGAACTGCACAAAAGAGGCCTTCTCAATTTTGACGAGGACCAGATTGCTGCGTTCGATGATTTTTTGCGCCAGTACCCTGAGTTCCTAAAGGATATGCCACAGGTGGTACAGGACTACTATTCTACGCAAGCGGGTTCGGCAAATATTATGACCCTTCCTGACGGGACGACTGTACAAATATCACCTCAATAATAGATTGCGCCCCCCTTCGATGTATAACTACACATTAACCAATAGGGAAGGTAAGCAGTACTCGATTAAGTCCGAGAAGGAGCTAACCAACGAACAACTGACAGAAATCAGCCTGCCCCTTAATGAGGCAAGGGCCTCTGATTACTTCAAAGGTGCGGCTTCAGCCGTTGCTGAGTTCGGTTATAATACACTTGAGTTCGCTCACGAGGTTGGAAACTTCCTGGGTGGAGAAGCCAGCAAGCTCCTGTACGGAGAGGATATATCAAAGGATGTAGAGAACCCGTGGACCGAGTTCAAGGAAACATCAAGGGAGTTCTACGAGGGTGATGTACCCGAAGCTGTAAAGCAAAAACTGAGCTATAAGGTAATAGCCAAGGGACTCCCTCAGCTAGGAGTGATGGCTGCTACTGCCCCCCTATCTACATTTACTCTGGCCGCTCAGGGATTTGCTTCGGGTCGGGACGATTATCTCAACACAATGGGGATTGACCCAAGCACGGCGACCGATGAGCAACTAGAGCAAGCGAGGGCCGTTGGTGCTATGACTGCTATTCCTACTATGTTTCTTGAGAGAGTTGGTCTAGGAAAAATAGCAAAGAACTTGACTACAAAACTCGGCAAGGATGTTGCAGCACCCGCAGCAAAGCGGGTTGTATCATCAGCCGCGACCGAAGGCTCAACCGAAGCACTTGAACAAGTGGCGCAAAACGTGATTGCGCGGGACATTGCCAAGTATGACCCCGAAAGAGAGCGCAGCGAGGGGATTGGAGAAGCGGCCGTAGTTGGCGCACTGGTTGGTGGCACTCCTGGCACGGTTCGGTATTCGCCGAATCTAGTTGCCGAGAGCGTTGCTGGCGTACAGAAAGTCGGGAACCTGGTTGCGGATAGGGCTGAAATCATCTCCCAAAGTAACGCCGCCAAGAAGATTGTTGACTCAACCGCCAAGGGATTGACTTACACTGGAGATATGGCTTCCGAACTTGGACAAAGAGCAGCGGGAGCATTATCGGCCAAGGGTATTAACATTGAACCATTGATTGAGGGCGGCAAGTTTGTGGCTGAGAAATCAAAGATGGGTGCTGAGAGTATCCTGGAGGCATCCAAGAAACCATTGGACATCGTAAGCAAGGGGGTTGATGTTTACCGCAAGTCCCAGGCCGCAAGAATGGTTGATGACTTCATTCGTCCATTGAATGACCGAGTACGAGCTTACAATGAGCGCATTGGTCAGACACTTGTTTCGTTTGAACACGAACACATGAAGCGTTATCATGACTTCTATAAGATGGCTCAGGCTCCGCTTGAAACATTCTCACGGATTAAAAAAGAATCCAAGGAGGAATACAACGAACTGCATAAGGCTATTCTCCGCAAAGATTTTGATTCCGCAAAGGCAATATTTCTCAAATACGGAGACGAGCTACAATGGCAATCCATTGGTTCAACGCTCCGAAAGATATACGAGGAATCAGCTCAACGCGGTTCTGGCATTGGCCACATCGAGGAATACTTTCCGCGCTTCATCAAGGACTTCAAGGGACTTGGTAAGCGTCTAGGACACGATGTCCCAGATAGCCAGTGGGACAAGGCGGTTCAGGATGCCGAAAAGAAGAAGGGGGAGGAATTAACATCGGAAGAGTTAGGTGCAATCTTTGAGGATTTAATCCGCTCCAAAGAGTTCAGGACCGCTGAGGTCCAGAAGCCCTCCTTCCTGAAAGGTCGCAAAGTAGAAGAGGTTACGGATGAGACGGCTGAGTTCTATGCTGACCCTATTGAGGCGATGGGATTGTACCTCAACCAGATGGCTGACAATATCACACGCATGGACTACTTGGGCGCGATGTACGATGTGGTCCAGGCTGGCGAGGGGGACGCTATCTATACCCCGAAAGAAATCAGTGAGGGTGAAGGCAAGCCAGCCAAGAAAACAAGACGACTTGGTGCGTTCGGACGCGCAATCCAGGAGGAGGTCGAGGCGGGTCGTATGGACGAAGAGCAACTCTCCGAGATACAGAGACTCCTTGGGGCGCGATTCCAGCGAAAGGCTCCCATGCACGGATTAGCTAGGGGCGCAAAAACCCTTACTCACTTACTATTCCTCGGTTCGCCCACTACCGCAATCACGCAGCTAGGTGATTACGCTTACTCATTCTATCGGAATGGTATCAATCAAACCCTTCGTGCATTTGGAAAACCTGAGTGGACCCTAGAGGACGTTTACCAGATTGGAAATGAAATCGGTTTCGAGTTCTCCGAGAAGGCGCAGGTTCCCAAGAAGCTACAAAAGATGCTGGACAAGGTAATGACCCTGACTGGAATGCGAGCAATGGACTCCAAAGCCAAGGCAACATTCCTGACTGGAACCGCCAACAAGTGGAAGAAGATGTTGAACGGTCGGGACTCAAAGGCCAAGTTTGAATTAATCGACAAGATTCAGAAACAACAGGGCTTCACTCAAGCCAGCTCAACAATCGCCGCACTGAAATCGGGCAAAAAAACCGAGGGCGTGGCAGAAATGTTGCTGTATGAACTAGGCGACATTGCACCTATTACGCAGAGCGATATGCCCATGATGTACATCCAGCACCCCAATGGGAGAATGTTTTATGCACTCAAATCCTACACCCTGAAACAGTTCAACTTAGCCCGAAAGGATATATTCAAGAAGCTTGCGTCAGGGGACAGGGCAGAGGTAAAGGAAGGATTCAAAAATATGATTTATCTTTCATCCTCCTTGGCCCTCGCAAATATACCAGCCGACATCATCAAGGATTTTATTACGGGTGGCGACATCGAACTGGACGACTTGCACATTGACGCATTGTGGAGATTGCTTGGACTGAACAGTTATACAAATGTTATCATTAAGCGCGAGGGTGTTGGCTCAGCTATTCAAAACCTGACATTCAATACACCGATGGTTCAATTTGTTAATGACCTCGGCCGTGATGTTTTTCAATTCGCCCCGCCCTTGATTAGCAAGGACTCCAGGACAACGAAGTATATACCCGTGATTGGTAAGCTATTGCACGAATGGCGCAAGGACTAGTAAAAAGCCCCGCCCCCCAAACGGAGGACGAGGCTACTATACACTACATGATATACACTACATGAAAACGAGGAGTTAAATAGGAGGAAATACTAACCCCCTTGCCCAGGATTACTCACAGGGCTTACCTCGGAAATATTATACACTAAGCATTTCAAGCTGTGTCTTGAGTTGACGCTTCTCTTCGGAGAGTGCCTTGCGCTGCTCCATCATACGCTCAATGCGGTACGAAAGAATACGGCTCTCTTGGCGAATCATTTCGATTTGAGTCTGGATGCGTTCGGCATTTTCTGATGAATCAATCATGCTATTATCTGTATCATCCTGAGCCATCTTGTCAAGTATTCGCTGAGGAAAATTCAGCCCCTCAAGCGGGAAGTCATGCTGGTAGAAAGCGACATCATCAAAGCGTTCAGCGGCTTCGATTTCAGTACCGAATGAACCAATGTGCTTGCCAAGCACTCTGGCCCTATATCTCCTCTTGTTCGAGTCAACCCCTCTGTACTTTAGTGCGCCATGAACACGCCTTGCGCCCCGAAGGTTCTGTGATTGACTAGCCCATCGCAGATTTTCTGGTCTATTGTCGGCCCTGTTCCCATTAATGTGGTCAGCTTCCATCCCATCCTGGGGCTTTCCGTGGAAGGCTATAGCAATCAAGCGATGAACAGGTCTCATCTTTTCCCTAACCATCCTCATCCTGTATCCCTTGACGTTTGCGCCGAATGAACGCCGAGGTTTCCCCGTGCGATTGTCGATGAGGGTAACGCTGCCGTCCGAGTGACAGGTAACGGGAACCCCGTGTACCTGGATTGTCTTTGATTTTGTTTTTGCTTGTATCATAATTATTTGAATCTCCCTGTTCCGTGATAGAATTTAAAGAAGCAACCGATTCCTCGCTCGCCTTCACGATTCTTTGCTAATTTGTATAAGAGGTTAGTGTAGTGCCCTGAGTGGTCACTGTCCTTGGAGGACTCAACGTCCCCATTGGAAGGCCACATGAGCAATACCACATCGGCATCATTCTCAATGTCACCTGAATCCTTGAGGTCATACAGTTCTAGACCGCCACGCTTTGCGCCCTCCCGATTGACCTGAGCCAATAGGATTACAGCCACGTTAAGGTCCAGAGCCATCTGCTTAATCTTGTGAGAGATGTTAGCGATGCCCTCTGACTTACCCATCTTATTTGAGTTAAACGGAATCAACTGAAGGTAATCAACAATTACCAGCTTGACCCCGTTGTTGTTGACGAATGAGCGAGCCTGACTTACTAGGTCATCTGCGCTCTTGACACTATGCGATGAGTAAATCGGCATCTCGCCGAGTTCATCAATAGCATCATCGACACGCTTGCTCTCTATGTCCGTTACGTTTCTGTCCTGTACGTTCCGAAGGTTGACCCCTGAAACAATCTGCGTCATGCGCTTAGTCAGTTGCTTCTGCGGCATCTCAAGTGAGAAGATGGCGGTTGCCTTCTCCTCCTTCTTGACTGCGTTCAGTGCAACGAACAAGGCCCATGCGGACTTACCGCAGGACGTTGGTGCGGCTAGTGTCAGTACCTCGCCAGCGGCTATGCCGCCGTTGCCAAGGAACCAATCCAGCCGACCGATGTGAGTACGAATGACATCAGGGGTGAACTCCCCGTCCTTCATCAGTTGAATCTCCTTCTTGAGTTCCTCTGTGCTGGTACTAATCTTGGCGGTATCAATGCCGAGTTTAGGTTTAGCTGTGATGTCAGCCTCCAGTTCAGCACGAATCTCATCGTAGCCAGTAGTCTCCTTCTCAGCCTGCTCCGCCGCAGTACGGCAGGAGCGCATGAGTGCGCGAAGCCTGGACTTCTCAGCAACCGTCTTGGCGAAGAACCGAGCCTGTAGGCCCGTGGAAACCTCGTCCATGATGTTGAGTAACCCAGGAAGACCGCCGACCTCATCGGTTGCACCAGAGGTCTTGAGACGCTCATGGATGCTGACCTCATTGAGGGGCTGACTGTCATTGGCTAGGGACTGCAAAGCCTCGAACAGAAGCTTGTGCTTGTACACGTAGAAATCCTCTGCCTCAACGATAGCACTTACATCGTCAAGCAGAACAGTATTTTCTTCGCGGATGCCATCATCAATACAGGTGGCAAGTAGTCGGCGTTCGGCCTCTACGCTATGGGGTTGGTTCGGATGCTCGTAGTTCATTGTCAAGTATTTCAACTAATGAACGTAGGCACTGACTGACCGCATTGTGTTTGATGCGAACCTCCTCTGGAAGTCGGCGGGTATCAATCGCTTCGTGGATTGAAAGGGTTGTCTTTGTAGCGTCTTGTAGTGAGTTCATTATATTTATTTGCATATGTGTTGAGATTACTTGAACCCCCCGCCGAATTGCGAAGGGCCAAGTAGTCTACCATTAGGACTTACGGGTTATCTTCCCGTTCCAGCATCCCTATGGCTATCAAGGAGTAGCCAATCAGGTCGCGGAATATGTCCTTGGACTGGTCGCCCTGGGTCGTAACCGAGAGCGAGCCGTCCGCACAGAAAGCCTTAGCTCTCTGGAATTTGTCCTGCATTCTGATGCAGATTCCTGTCAAGGGATGAACGCCGAACTCGGTGCTTTTGTCGAAGTTAGCGAAGGGGTTATCGCAGGTATCGCCACCAGTGTAGTCATTGTTCTTCTTGGCGGTAAGCTCCAGTATGTGCTGGATTTCCATAGTGCGGAAATGCTCCCACCAATCCTTGTCGAATCTAGATGCGTCAGACATTAGAACGGTTCTGGGTCATTGACTGCGGCAGTTGCCTCTTTCGGCGAACTGGAACGCGCTCCGTCAACGGGGTTAACAGCAAGGGACATGAAGTTGAGTCCGCTCTTTGCGGTCTTCTTCCATCCCTTTAGGTAATACTCTTTACCCTCTACATTGATTTTGCCATTGTAGTCAGGGTGCGTTTCTTTTTCTTTGCGGTCATTGATGAAGAATGTACCGCTGTTTGTGTTATCGTAATCAGACATATTATTATTTGGTTATTGGGTTATTGGTTATTGTTGGGTTAGAATCCTGCTTGTTGGGCATCACGCTGGCGTTGGGCTTTCTCCATTGCCGCCTCGCTTGGCTTCGGCGCACGTTTGCCGTGGTCATTGGTTGCGTCCGCATCCTTGGTATCGTCAATAGCGAAGAGGCCATTGAGGGCGTACTTACGTGCATAGGAACTAGCGGAGCCAGTAATCTGTGCATCGTCCATACCCTTCTTAGTCTCAGCCTCACGAGCGAATCCAGTAGCGGAGACAGCGAGTTCGGTATCATTGTCGGCTAAGCTGGCAGTAGCCTTGACGTAGACGCGACCGCCGACCTCAACGATGTCATCCTGGATGACTAGACTGCAACCCCACTCGGCAAGTAAAGGTTTAACGGAAGTAAGGATGTCCTCACAGGAGCGGTACTTGTACCCTCCGAACTTATTGGTCTGACCCTTTGGGGCTTTGAGGGATGACTGAATCCCTTGTAACTTTTGTCGTATGTTATGACTCATGGTTATTATGTTTTTGTTTTGTTAATGAACGGAAGAGTTCCGCTCGTTGTTTCTGATTGGAGCAAGCATCGAGTTCTTCTCTACTCGCCCCCATGTCCTCCAACGTGGAGATTTGTTGTGCGGCTGTCAAGCCCTGATTGCAAAATCGCTTTGTAAGTTGTGTAAGACCTACTGGATGCAGCACATCCGTCCGCGCATTCTCAAGGTAGCTCGCCATTGCCTCAAGTGTTACTGGCAGGAACTCCTTGTCGCCCTTGCACATCTTGAGGTAGAAGTTCTCGACCTTGCCCAGGAGACTGTTGGCCTGTCGGGAGATAACCCCGCGAACCATACCCGTCTGGTGGTCATGGTCAAGTACCCAATCGTCAGTCTTGGTGCTGAGGATGGGACAGCAGGTGGGTTTGTTTTTCTCCCGATAGGAGGCTATCTGATTTTGCGGAAGGTAGGTCATGGTGTTATTGTGTTGCTTGGTTCATGGCTTTGTCGATGTATTGTCTAATTCTATAGACCCCCTCTTTCCTCCAAACATCGCCTTCATTCGGGCAATGCAGGGATAGGTCGCAGGATTGCAACCAGTCCAGACGCTTGCCGTCCTTGATGAGAGTTTCCATCTCGTCCTTCCTCGGCAATCCAGCTACCATTGATATGGCTTGATTCATGTGAGTGAGTTCATCAAGTTGCTTTTGGAGTTCGTTAATCCGTCCTAGCTGTTCATGGTTTTCCTCTTCGAGTTTAATAATATCCTCGAACCTGCCCTTGGCTAACTCCCTAGCAATATGGAGGGCTGTCTCATCGGAGTTCTCGTCTTGGAGTTTCATGAGTTTCGTCATTTGCTCGCCCGAAACCATGACAGCGGAAGGCGTCTCAATGTCGCAGAGAGTCTGCCAGTACTCTGGCGTGATTTCTCTTGGACTTACATCGACCTCATCCATCCAATCAGGGGTTTTGTTCGTCTCGTGCATCCGATGGCGGTTGCTGTGGCTGTATGTTCCTTTGCTCATAGTGAGTTCGTGGGTTCATCGTTAAGGACAGCAATCGCTTGGCGTAACTGTTGGTTATCAAGACGTAGCCCAGCTATCTCTGCATGGGAACGCTTGAGGTGGTAGTCCAGTTCGGTATTCTTGGACTCCAACAGAATGATGTCCCGCTTGAGGCGAGTCACCTCCTGCTCAAGGCGGTCGTGGTAATCCGAATCTTTATTGTTATTCATAATCGTATGTGTGCTGGCTCAAGGGTAGCTCCCCTGTGCGGTTGTATTCGTCCATCAAATGAAACGCTTCCAGAGCGTCCATGATGTATTCGGTTTCCTTAATCATTAGATTGACTTCGGGGCATTCAAAAAGAAACTTAGTGAGTTCCTCGTATTTCTTGAGCCTCTTGAGTTCGGACTGCACTAGGCGGTCGTAGCTAATTGTCTCCTCTATTTGTTCAGTTCTCTTTTCCATTTGTAATAAGTTGCGTCATAGATTCCTAGTTCTCTTGCGGCATTACGAGCAGTCAGACCCTCAGCCCTGAGCTTGTCAATACCCAATATGAGTTCGGACTTTTGCTCCTCGGTATATATGCGTTGCTTCTCGTAGCCTGAGCCAGGGATGAACTCCCTTGTCCCAGCCTTCTCCTCGATGCGTTCGTTGTCCTCGACCTCCTTGGCGATTCGTTCAGCAGCCCAATTCATAAAGCGGCTAATGGTGGTAGCGTAGGAGTCCAAGGGTTCGGAACTTGATAGTGGATGTTGTGTCATTACTTTACTTGATTTAATAGTGCGGTTAGCGGGAGCAGGACTCCCTTTGATGAGTTCTCATCCCCGCCCCGCTTGTCAGCACTTGTGCCAAGGAGTGGACGGACGATGTTCTTTAATGTTTCTGTATCAATGATGATAAAAAGATTGCTGATGTGGAAGCACCAGTAATCCGCTTGGCTTGTGGCGATGCCCGATGGCTTGCCTCTGGATTCGTATTCGATGAACAGGTTGCCAGTATCCTTGGCTTTGAGGTCAGCCTTGACCTCGATGGTTCTGTTCTGGAATATGTCACCGAGGGCTAGCTCGGACATCTGCCCGACCGCTAGGTCGTATGCGAAGTCAGCGTTGTATTCCATGTTATGTATTGGTTATGTCCTTTACTGCGATGATACGACCAGTCCCGCCCCGCTTGAACAGGCACTTGCCGTTCTTGTCAGGGTTACTCTGGAGCATGAGACGGACAGCCTTCTTGTCGTCCTGCGCCCACTTAGAAGCGCGGAACTCCATGTCCCCCATCTCGTCATGGGTAAAGGTTATCTCGTATTCCCTCATACTAATCGTTGGATAAGGGTAACGAAGGCTTTGGCGGCTGTGGCTGGGACGACTGCGTTGCCCAGAAGCCTAAGTCTGTCCACCCTACTGGAACTCCCATTAGTTGTTCGACCCAGTTCGGATTCAATGACCCTCGGTTCTTCCCATTCGTGTTGGGGTTCGTTGGGTCGGGATACCCATAGGTCACGGTTTGAACTAACCGTGGTGTGCTGTCCAGCCTGTGCTTGCCGTCCTTGCGGATTACCTTCTGGAGATTCATTCCGTCCCTGTAATCCCTCGTTTTTGGTGTTGGCCAGTTCATCTCGTGATGTATCACCGCATCCCGCAGCTTCGCCCCGTAGCTCGTGCCGTTCTCCCTCGTTGCCTTGAAGCCGCTCGGTGTCATCTCCACGTTCTTCGCTACTCCTCCCTCTACGCAACCTGCTACGCTCGCCGTTGGCCATCCCAAGGATGAAGACCCGCTTTCTCTGATGAGTTGCGCCGACTTCACGCGCTGAGAATATTCCTGCCGTTGCCCTGTAACCCAAGTCTTCCAATGTTCGGAGGACATATTGGAGAACTGGTTCTCCGTCTCCTGTTCGGCTACTGAGTATCCCTTCCACATTTTCGAGAAGGACAATTGTGGGTTGGCATTCCCGGATTCCATCTGCGATGAAAGGGAAGAGGTGTCGTGGGTCATCAGTTGCTTTACGCTTTCCAGCTTGGCTGAAAGGCTGGCACGGGAATCCCCCAGAGAGGATGTCCACTTTTCCACGAAACTTTCCGTAAGGGAAGGTTTTAACGTCCGTGAAGATAGGGGCTGCATCCAAGTGACCCGCTTCCATCTTCGCAACCAGGTTCGCGACAGGGAATCCTTCCCTCTCCACGTAAGCGATTTCTCGCAGATTTGGGAGAACTCTTCGGAGTCCAAGCCCAATGCCTTCGTATCCGCTGCAAAGGCTGAGGTGTGTAATTGTTTCGGTAGTATCCACATTGTATCCTTTCTTATTTGTTTATTTGATTACGGGGTTCATTCGTTTCTGCCAGTAGATTTTGGCGCAGAGTTTGGCGTTATCAATGCCCCACTTCATCTGCTCAGGTGTCCACTCGCGGTGATGGTGTTCCTGTGTATCACAATCCACCACAATACTGATACAGGCTGGCAGGTAGTCCAGCTTGTGTTCCTTCATAAGCATGAAGGCTTCAATCGCTAACTGCTCGCAGTCCTTCGGATAGGTCTTAGCCTTGCCCTTGGTGTTAGCCCTGCACTTGTAGTCCGCAAGGAACAGCTTGCCCTCCGCATCGTGTCCAATGAAGTCCACGCTCCCCGCAATCTTGATGCGGTTACAGGCAACCAGTCGCTCGCAGGCTATTGGCTTAACGTCATTGGTTTCAATCCAGTCAATGAATGGCATTGCCCAAGCGTCCCAGGGTGTTTCTTCGGGAGCGTCCTCGCCAAGCCATAGATGGTTGACCCATTGTTCAATGCAGTGGTGAACGGTCGTGCCGAACTCGGAGGATGAGATGACCTCGCCCGACATGGGATGTTCCCGTGTCCCGTAGGTCAGCTGCTCAATGTCCCGCCAGTGCAGGTCTTCATACTGTCGAGCCAGTTCAACCAGCTTGGAAGGCTTCCAGATGGAGTCAATGAAGTCGTCCTTCACAATACCTAGTACAGTAGTGACTGAGGGGTAAACCCTCGCTCCCGCCTTGCGTGCTTGTGGCGGTGTAGTAATGTTGGGTTCAAACTGCGGTGCAGTAACATCCTCTGCTGAGTAGAAGTGAGCCATTATAGTTCGCAGTTATGGATTAACTCGGTGACTGCTTCGCGGAACGCGCCCCGAAGGTCAGTAACGGTATGACTCACGAACAGATTATTCTGCGTGGACTTCTCCCAGATAATCAGATGCTCGCCGCCAGCATTCCAACCGAGTCCCTTGTCCAGTATGTAGTCCAGAATCTCTGTATCGGTTGCGGGTGGTAGCTCCCATTGGGTAGGGATAATGTAGACATCACCCTCCTGTAGTTCGTGGAAGTAAGCGTCCTTGAAAACAAGTCTCGAGCCAGCTTTGACTTGGACTTGGACAAGCTCCCCATCGGAAAGCTGTTGCCCCGCAGGGTATGTGTATGTTTGTATCTGTTCCATAATTCTATTGTTCTTGGTTTGCTTGGATTGCCATTGTTAGGTCACCGTATCGCACAATGACGTGAATATCTTTAATGGGTGAATCGCTCTCAATGTAGGCTTCAATGTTTACCCCATGCAACAAGTCCTCGGAGGTCAAGTCATATCTTGAATCGGGGAACACTTCATCATCCCGCTCAAGGGTTGCCTCAATTACATTGTCGTATCGAGTTACCTTTGCGGTATCCAGGGAGTATTCCCTTCCGTTGTTCTGGAAGTGAACGCCTCCGAGGTCAACGTCCTCATTCTCAATGTCCCCATCGAACTCAATGAGTAACTTTCGTATTTCTGTTTTATCGATTTTAGTCATGGTATGTATTGGTAGTTTATTTGATATTGAGTTTGTCCTTTACTTCGTCAAGGGTTTTTTTGCGTGCCTCCCGTGCGATGTTTTCCATTGCAACAGAAAGGTTCTCTATGAAAAGGGCAATGTTCTCGCCCCTGTGTCCCTCAAAGGGTTGCCATGCGTATTCCTCAAGATACCCATAGAAGTCCTCATCCTCCATTGCTAGGTAGTTTTCGGGCAGCTCATCGGACTGGTAGAAGCCAGCCGCCAAGCGGTAGTAATCGTTTGTTATTTCATGTTTCATTAGATTTGTGAGATAAGGATTGCTAGGATGGTGATAATGCTTGCGCCCAGGGCACAGGCTAGGACGGCGAGCGCGGATTCGTAGATACGCTCCCCGCCCTTTACTAGGTTGTCGATGTCGTTTTTCATGGTGTTATTTATTGATTGGTTATTGGTTTGTTTCTATTGAACGATTGCATTAAACCATAAATTTGCGCCTACGTCTATCACTACTTTTGAAACTTTTAATTGTCATTAATCCAAATTTCTGAAACTATCTTGCAGTTTAAGCTTGACAGGGGTTTTTTCATTGCCCTTACTTAAGGCAACCCAGTCATAAGACTGCCAAGCCATAAGGTCAGTTATTACTTATGGTTTTTCCTTTGTTTTATATTTAAATAAGTAAGAGCCATAAGGCTTGACTAGCCATAAGGTAGGGCTTCCATAAGGTAGGGCTTCCCAAGGGCTTCCCAGGGGCTTCCCAAGGGCTTCCATAGGTTACCCCAAGGGCTTGCTTGGGTTAGCCTTGGGTTATGCTTGGGTTATGCTTGGGTTAGCCTTGGGTTAAGGGCTTCCATTTTTGCGGATTGCCTATTGCTTGCACGTAAATGCCCCTAGGATTGCCTTTGCCCCTTTACCCTACCCTTACCCCTTATCGCAAATCAAAACGCCGTATATCGCAAATTTGAGCGTAAAAGCTGCGCATACGCACGGATTAAATGCCATTGCCCCTTGCTGCTTGGCAGGGCATTCATGCCCTTAGCTTTTCAATCCCCGGATTGACAGCATAAAAAAACCCGCTCGAAAGCGGGCTTGTTGAGTTGCTAGGTTTGCGGGTTAATATTGGCAATCAACCCACGTTTCCAATTCCTCGAGGCTTTCCCAGTAAGTAAGCCTTTCGCCTCCAAATTTGATAAAGGCGAAAATGCCGTCAATTATATAAGTGTTTCCTTGCTCTGTCTTGTAGTGTTTCATGTATTTATTCGTTATGGTTAGGGTTAAGACAGACCGTAAACTTTTTGTCCGTCAATTGTCATACCGCGAAACTTGTCTTTAATTTCACGCAAAGCCAACACTTTTTGATGGTTGCAATTTACAGCACCTGTCGAAATGCCATCTGCAGAAAATTTTAGATGGATTCCGTGAGACAGGGTTTGCTTTTTTACGTGTATATCCGCCACTTTACAGGCTTGTCGTAATTCTTTAAGTGTTTTCATGTATTTATTTGTTATAGGTTAAAGGTTAGGAAACTTTATGCCAAGCGCAAGCTTCAATGCGTTTACCGTTCAAGTAAGGCTCAAATGCTTTTTGCGTAAAGCTTGCATCTAAGCCAAGCACGTAAGCAAGACCGTTTAAACGTTCTCTAGTTGTAACGGTGTTCCACCCCGCAAGCGACATATAAATCCCGCCTTCCCGCTTTTCCGCAATTTTGTTACCGTGCAAATAGAAAGCGTTGTCACGTGCTGCGGTGTTGCCAAGTGATTTATTGCGCCCCTGTGCAAAGGCGGTTGCGATTGTTTCAGTAATTTTTTTCATGATGTTTATTTATTTATAGGTTAAATTATAGGTTAGGTTAAAGGTTAAAGCTTTGCTTTACTGCGTTGCAAGTTTCAATTCCGTAAATTCTGTTAATATCCTCTAGGCATAAATCAGCGTCAAATTCATCAATGCATAATTCCTTTTCGCATCTAAAGAAAAAGATTGCGCTGGCAAGTTTGCAATCATCTAAGAATCCCACTGCATCAATCTCATTTGTAAGAGGATTAAAGAAAGCGAATCTGTCAGTTTCCGCGTTATAAAAGATGTCATCAATGCGAGTAGGCTTCCAGGTGATATTTGTAATTTTCATGCTATTACTTTACTCCAAATAAGACCGCAGCGCAATCACTAGTTTTGAAACTCCTATCCCGCAAAAATCCAAATAACTGAACCCTTTCCGCCCCCTAAATTTGAGGGTCTAAAGCTGGCAATCATGCACGCAATCATGCACGCAATATATCCACCTTTCACAAAAAGAAAAAATCCCTCATGTAAGAAGCCGTAATCCTGGGAAGCCTTGGCATTAGCAAAACTTATATACTGAACATTTGAGCAGTGGGGGGGTGGGGGTCGCGCTCGCGGCTCGGCGGTGTAGAGTGTATATAACAAACGGGCCTCAAAAAAATAACTCACTCATAGGGCTGGACTGGCCCTAGTTCGGCGTACCGCTGATTGCCCTACCTTATGGCTGCCCTTCCTTAAGGTAGCCCTTCACATGGTCAGTCAAGTCCTATGGCTCTTACTTTGTATTTATTCTTATGAAGTAGAAGCCGTATGATGTTGCTGCCTTATGGTAGGCTTTGATTGTATCATGGGGGCTAACAACGTCAAGCGCAAAATACTGCATTAATACCCTTGACATTATGTTATTAGCAATGCTAATCTAGGACAATGGAGGAAAAAGAAGAACTAATGCAGGACATCGTGGACAGTATCCGCGAGGTAGCTGCTGAGAAGGAGTGCCTGAAAATCAAGAGCCTCAGCGTATATGACCCCGAAAAGGTAGCGAAGCTATTGTATCTGTACAGCACTGGTTCCTCCCAGACTAGGCTCGTTCGCAAATACGGTTATGACAGGGAGACTGTTATATCCGTCCTGGCGGACTACGCCGACCACCTCGGCAAGTTCAAGGACCTATCGGGGCGCATAGCCGCGAAAGCGTACCTGAACCTTAGCAGCTTGGAGGAGGACCTGATTGAGAAGGTGCGCGAGCGCATGGAGACGGACCCAAAAATGGAGGTATCCTTCAAGGACCTCAAGGAACTCTCAATAGCAAAGGCTAACTCAGCAAGGGAGGCTTTGACAGCGCGTGGTGAGGCTACGCAGATAACAGAGGACCGAAAGGTATATACCCAGGAGGACTACGAGGCAACCATCAAGGCGGCAAAGGACCGCATTGAGAAGGCCAGGATTATTAACGCAGAAACAGGAGAAGTAGAAGATGAGTAATACCAATAACGAATGGCAACCGATTGAAACGGCTCCAAAGAATCAGGAGACGATAATCGTCTGGGATGCTAATGTTGAATTAGCACTCTGGGACTTGGTGCAGGAGGAATGGATAAGCCTAGAAAGTAGTTTCTTTTTAAGCCCTTCTCACTGGATGCCTTTACCAGAACCGCCAAAACAGGAGAAATAGAAGATGAGACTAACTGATGAGCAATACGACAACCTTTACGCCGACATACGGGCGTTAATGGCTGAACACTTCTCGAACTTTATGTTCGTGGTAATGGATGACGAGGGTGACATTTATTATGATTACACCAACCTGCCAGTCGGCAAGATGCTGGCTAGGGAGATGATGGAGGACGCTGGCACAGAGGAGATTGATGTGGATTGGGACTATGAGTTCGAGGAAACCGAGGATGACGGGGATGAATGGAAGGAAGAGTAAGTTGAACCGCAAAATTACCAATGCCCTGCGTGTCCTGTTTGTAGCCCTCGTTGTTTCATTATCCTTCTCGGTTAATTATATCTGGGAGGAACTCGATACAATTGAGATAAAGCTCGACAGCCAGCAACGCCGAATTGATGCACAGTACCAGGTCATCCTGAAGCAAGCCCGCATCATTGACATTTTAATCAATAACATTCAAAAATTAAACGGAGCATATACGGAGGTAGATTATGGGAAAAGGATGCGCTCCCCGAAAGGGACATAACCAGGAGAAGCAAAGCAAGAACCACGATGACATTGACTGGAGCAAGAAGCCAACGGACCGCAAAGTTAACGTGCGCGTTAACGGCAAAGCTGTATGATTGAGTTCACCCAGCATCCAGTCCTCCAGGCTCCCTCTGACGAGGAGATAATAGCTCTGGGGGAGTTGGACCCTAAACTTCTGCGAAACCTCCATGAGGCGCACGAGGGACGCATCCGTGCGGCTGAGGAGGACCCACTTCGACATGGGTTCGATTTGGCGGGATGGTCCAGGATGAGAAACGCCCTCAGCAAATACGATGAGGTAATTACGTTCGGAGGTAACCGCTCAGGTAAAACCACAGGATGCGCCAAAATGTTAATGGAGGCTGTAACCAGCGAGATGGACGGTTACGTTGTATGCTTCTCACAGAACGCTGACACCTCCGTAAAGGTCCAGCAGGCTGCGGTATGGGAAATGATGCCCAAGGAGTTCAGGCGCAAAACTAAGAGCATTGACGGGTACATCAACTTCAGTATGCAGAACGGGTTCACGGGGAGTAGCTTCATCTTCCCCGATACACGGACACGCGTGGACTTCAAGACATATACGCAGTTCAGCAATAACCAGACTATCCTTGAGGGCTTCGAGTTCGGATTCAGGAACCCCAAGGGCCTGAACATAGGAGCATGGCTTGATGAGTACCTGGGCGATGCCGCTTTGGTCAACACCCTCCGCTTCCGTCTAGCCACGCGGAACAGCAAGATGCTTCTCGGCTTTACACCCATAGATGGATACACCCCTTTTGTAAATGAGTATCTGAAGGGTTCAGAAACCCTGAAGACGCGACACGCAGAACTGCTTGGCCGCGATGTCCCAGTGGAGCAGTACAGTCCTGAGCGGGATGCTGGGATTGTGTACCTGCACTCGGACGAGAATCCTTTCGGGGGCTATGACCGAATAGCCAAGGACCTCCGCAATGAGAGCGAGGACAAGATAATGGTACGTGCCTATGGCTTACCAACTAAGTCCATGACCTCATTGCTACCGAACTTTAGCCCTGAGATTAATGTTCTCAGCGATAAGCCTAATAAGTACGGAATGGTGTTCCCAGAGAATACCAAACAGCTCACATGGTATCAGGTAGTTGACCCCGCATTTGCAAGGAACTACGTGGCGTTGTGGGCTGGGGTATCCGAGGAGGACGAGGTATATATCCGCAAAGAATGGCCTGACCGTGGTAGCTATGGCGAGTGGGCATTGTTCGGGGACCCGAAGTGGAGATACGGCCCAGCCGCTAAGAAGTTCGGCTACGATGTTGAACGATACGTTGAACTATTCAAGGAGATTGAGGACAAACTAGGCATTGACGTGATGGAGCGCATAGGTGACTCCCGTTTCTTTGCCAAGGAGAATGAGAACAACGTGGACCTGTTTACCAAATTCTATGACCACGGTATGAGCTTTGTACCATCGGACGGTCAGCAGGAGCAGATTGGCTGCACTGCACTGGACGAATGGTTTACCTATAATCCTAATTACGATATTGATGAGGCTAACCGCCCCCGTTGTTACATACACGAGGACTGCGGGAACCTGATTGAATCCGTGATTAATTACAATTCCAACGGTAAGAATGATGAGGCCCTGAAGGACTTCTTCGATATTCTCCGTTACTTGCGAATGTCCAACGGTGGCTACGGACCTGATTACTTCGCATCCAAAGATATGCAAGCCACCACAACAGGAAGAGGAGGATACTAATGCCTAAAAAGAAACTAACCAAGATAGCAGAGGAACAAGAGATTGAGTTCGATGAGGCTCTAGCCCTAGCACAGGACAAGCTGCCCGAAGGTAGCCTGACTGGAAGGGGTAAGAACACATGGGTAACTGAGGAGGGAACCAAGATACTGGAGACTTCCTTTTGCATTGAGGAAATTATCCCCAAGCACTTCAAGGGGATTGTACTCCAGGAAGCACCGAACCCCAAGTGGAATTACGTCAAGCACCCCGAAACCAAGAAGCGTGTACCCGTATTGATTCATCGCCGCTGGCAAGGCAGGCTCCTGGGCAAGGAGATTACCTTTGAGGCCATTGAAGACGTAAGCGGCGTAACCTATCGTCATGTTAAGTAATCAGGATATTACCTTGGACCGTAAGTGGTGCAGGGAACAGGCTGACCGATTGGCTTCATGGGAGGTACTCCGCAGGCACGTTTTACACCTGACGGAACTCCCCATGACCAATGCAGAGCTATGTGATACAATAGGCGTATCCTCGACCTATACTATTCGGTTGCTGAAATCAATACAAAAGAGAATCAATCCTGACGATGCAGAATGAATCCGTTTCTGAGTCCCTTACCTATGTAAGTGACGAGCCTGATATTAAAACCCTTAAGTACGCCTATGACCAGACCGTAACGGAACTGGAAGGGTACTTTGACCTATGCCGCACATCTTATGATGACCGCCGCAACTGGTGGCCTGGCAAGAGCCGTGACCACCGCAAGCATGGTGCTGATGCCTTCCCCTGGGAGGGTGCGTCCGATGTGGAGTGCCACGTCATTGATGAACGAATTACACGGCTGGTATCGCTGTTCATGGCATCCCTGAATCGTGCTAATGTCCGTGCATTCCCCGTGGAGAGCGGTGACATTGCTCGCAGTAAGGTAGTATCGGGTTTCTTGAAGTGGATGGTATCCAGTGGATACATTCCCCGTTTTTATCGTGAGATGGAACTCGGTGCTAACTATCTGCTTGAGCGTGGCATCCTTATTAGTTACGTAGGATGGCAGCGCGAGGACCGCCGATTCATCCAGGAATTGGACCTGAACCAGATTGCACAGATGTCCCCTGAGATTGCGGACGCTGTGAACTCAGGCGAGATGGATGATGAGCTTGTGCTTTTGATTCAGAACATTTTCCCTGGTACTACTCCTAAGCGAGCGAAGAAGGCCATCAAGGAACTCCGCAAGACTGGAGTTGCTGAACTGCCTGTTGTACGCCGTCAGGTCAATGCACCCGATGTCAAGACGCTCGCACCCGATGGGGACTTTTTCTTCCCTCCCTATGTTACTGACCCGCAACGTGCGCCTTATTGTTTCTGGCGTACTTACTACACACCGCAGGAACTTGAGAACAAGGTTGTAACCGATGGATGGGATGAAGGATTCGTTGAACACGTTATTGATAAGTACAGAGGCGTCAACATTGACAGCATTGAGCGCGAGCAAGAAGGTCGCCGCTCTATCAGCCTTACTGATAATGCTTACGAGGCCGAGGAGCTTATTGAAATCTGCTACGGATACCAACGCCTAGTTGACCCAGAGGATAACGCTGAGGGCATTTATTGTACTGTATTCCACAAGGAGTTCAGCGGTGACGAGTTCACCCAGGGGTACGCAAAATTTGAATTACTGAACGGATACGAAGATTATCCAGTAGTCGTTACTCGTCTATCCGAGGACAGCAAGCGTCTCTATGACGCTACTACTATTCCTTCTGTCCTGCGGGGCATTCAGAATCAGGTCAAGGTTGAGCGGGATTCACGCATTGACAGAAACAGCCTGGCAACATTACCGCCTATTCTGCACCCCGTGGGACAAGCCCCTTCTGATTGGGGACCTGGACGCATGATTCCTTATCGCCGTAAAGGTGACCTGGACTTCGCTCCTACCCCTGCCTACAATAGCGGTTCACTTGAGATGGAGCAGACACAGCTTCAACTGGCTGACCGCCTAGTTGGACTGGATGAAACATCAAGCATTAGCCAAGTACGCAAGCAGTTTCTCGTGGACAAGTTCCTTAGTCACACGGCTGAGGTTCTGCGTATGGCTTACAAGTGCTTCCAACGCTTTGGACCCGATGAAGTATTCTTCCGCGTAACAGGTATCCCTGACCCACAGGTTCTTAACAAGGGGAACCCTGACGAGAACTTCGACATCCTGATTAACTTCGATGTCCAGAACACTGACCCCGAAACTGTACAGGCCAAGCTCCAGCAGTTCGTTGCCCTGAATCAGTTAAATGCTAATGGTCGCATGAACGTGGACAACCTCCTCGACATTGCAGCCGCAAGCATTGACCCAATCATGGCTGATGCAGTCCTTGAGCCAGTTGAGTCCGCTCAACAGCAAGTCGTCAAGGATGTCACCGATGACCTCACGAAGATATTCTCAGGCATCGAAATGCCAGCCCGTCCTGCGGGAGCGCAGATTGCTATGCAGGTTATCCAGCAGTACGCACAGCAGCCCGATGTGGCACAGCGTCTAGAACAGGACGAAGCCTTTGCTGCTCGCCTTGAGAAGTACGCTGGTCAGTACACATTCCAGATGCAACAAGCACAGAACGCTCAGATTGGTCGAGTGGGTACAGCCCCCGCACAGATGGGTTCAGTTCAGACACAGGGAATGCAGTAATGCCTGATAACAAGACAACTCAGGAGTACGCACAGAAGCGAGCCAAACAAGAACAAAAGGCCGCAAGGGTTCGTGAGGTTGGTCGCAAACTAGTTAAGCGTTTCGGCAACCGTTCCCATGCGATTATGGCCATGCTGGGTAATATTGATGTTGAGACTGGTGGCAGTTTTGACCCCAAACAGAAACAATACAGAGGTGGTCCAGGTCGTGGCTTGTTTCAATTTGATTGGCATAAAAAACATTACAAGGATTACCTGAAAGAGGAAGGTCGGGAGGACAATGAGGATTCCCAGATTGATTATGTTTACGAAAACATTTATGGCAATAAGCAACATATTGTCGGCCAAGGCAATGCCAAAAAGCTGAGGGCTGCATTTGATACTCAGGATTCTGTTGCTATTTCCGATGTGTTCCAGGAAAGATTCCTTAATCCACAAGAAGGCAAGGAACATACCGAACGCCGCAGAGATGCTACACGAATGTACACGATGGCATTTATTCCTGCAAAATAATTTATGAGCATAGAACAGGACCTACAATCCCTGCACAACCATGAGCATTTCGCTCGGTTCATGCAGGTTATTCACAACCTCCGTGAAGAGGCTATTGCCGAGCTTCACGAAGCACCAACGGAAACCATTCAGCAGGTGTCAGGTAGAATCATTACCTATGACCAAATCCTTCAGTTCGCTGGGTGGGAAAAGTTGCGTCAGCGTTTTCAAGACAGTTTGTAAGGTGATAAATCACCTCCGCAAATATGTTTCCGCATATTTGTAAACAGGGGTGTTATAATGCGCCCATCGCCATCGCTCGGCGTTAATGAGTGGATTAATTATGACAGACGAAATCGCAACTGCTAACGCTGAGGCAGATACAAATTCAGTGGACAATACTAATATATCCGTTGCGGACCTTGCTAATCGCAGGCTCGGACAGATGCAGGCCCAGGCTGAACCCCAAGTGGAGGAAGTCGAGGAAGCATCCGAAGAAGTCGAAGAGGAAGCAGCCGAGGAAGTAATCGAGGAAACCGAAGAGGAGACTCAAGAGGAGACTGAGGAGACAACCGAGGAACAGTCCGAAGACGTTCTTTCACAGTTGGACCTGGACGATATGTCCGAGGAGGAGTTAAGGGAACTAGCCGAGAAGCTAGGCAGTCGTGCAGTTGCTCGCTATGGTGAGCTTACAGCTAAACGAAAGTCAGCCGAAGAACGGTTAGCTCGCTTGGAGGCTTCGCTTAAGGAAAAGGAAAATCCATTGGACGCACCCAAGAAGGTTGAGAACAACCCTTTCAGCAACATCGAGAATATCGAAGGCTTGCAAGAGAAAGCGGAAGAAGTCAGCAATATTGTGGAGTGGGCAGAGGATGTCCTTTTTGAAAGTGATGCCTATGCTGCGGACGATGTAGTAACCGAAGTAGAAGGTAAAGAAATGACGAAGGCCGAAGTGCGGAAAGCATTGCTTCAAGCACGTAAGGCACAGAAGACATTCCTACCAGCCCAATTGCAAGTCCTTCAATCGCAAGCCCAATCTGAGCAAATGGCTCAAGCATTCGAGGCTCAAGCGCAAGAAGAACTAGCATGGCTACAAGGTGAGGACAACGACACCCGCAAGCAATACGAGGCAGTCGTTGGGGACAAACGATTCAAGGACCTGAAAAAGGTTCTGATGAAGGAGGCCCCTGACATCGCATCTCAGTTGGATTACTGGTTCGCTCATGGCGTAAACAGTATCTACGGACGCAAGCCCGTTGAGACAAAGAAGACAAGCCCATCGCTTAGCCCACCTAAGACAGGAAATCCATCCGCTGCTCAGCCCGAAAAACAGGCTGGAAGAACCGCCAAGGCCCTTAAGGAATTAGAGGCCAGGTTTAAAACATCGGGTAACCCCCGCGATTTCGCCGAACTTAGAAAACTTAAAATGGCATCACGCCGCTAATTACAATCATTCACTTATAATCATTATTTAAAATGGCATTCTCAAACACATTCGACACGACCAATCCTGGTTCCGCTGTCTCTAATCGTGAGGACCTCACTGACGTCCTTACTATCCTTGCACCTGAAGAAACCCCTATTCTTTCGAGTGCTAACAAGCAAAAAGCTAACGCTACATTCGTAGAGTGGACCGTTGACAGCCTCGCTGCTCCCAACACTGCTGGTATCCGTGAAGGTGCTGACATCGCATCTGGCGACTTCACTGACAAGTTCGCTGGCCGCGCTCGCCTTGGAAACTACATCCAGAAGTTCCGCCGTGACTACCAAGTTTCGGACCTTCAGGAAGCTGTTGATTCCGTTGGACCCGCTAAGATTGCACAAGCCGAAGCTAAGTCCATCCGCGAACTCAAACGCGACATTGAAGCTACCATCTCTAGCCAAGAAGACCGCGCTGTTGAGAACGGAACTAACACTGCCTATGCCCTTCGTGGACTTGGCAAGTGGATTGAGTCCGCTGCTGACACTGGTGGTGCTGGTGCATCTGCCGACATCCCCGATGCTTTCAAAACCCCCGCTGGTTCGATTGCTGACGTAACTGATGACGAGTTCGCTGAGTCCGAGCTTAACACCATCATTACTTCTATCTTCGGTGTAACTGGTACTTCCAACAACCTTATGTTGGTTGCTGACACCGCTCTTCGTAATGACATCAGCGACTTCGCTCGCATCTCTGGTTCCTCGGACAACAGCGTTCGTAACGTGAACTACAACGGTGAAAGCGGAAGCATCAAGCTGAGCGTTGACCTCTACCAAAGCGACCACGGTGTTGTTTCGGTTGTAAATGCTAACCCTGACTGCGCGCCTGTTCAAGCTGGTCAAGCAGGAATGTCTGGTTACTTGGTCAACCCTGAGTACGTTGGTATCCATGAGCTTATCCCAATGGGAAGCACTCGTCTGCCTAACCAAGGTGGCGGTGAGCGTGGTTACGTTGATTGCGCCTTGACCCTCGGTGTTTACCACCCAGGAGCGCACGGCAAGATTGTCGCAACTGCCTAATTGCATTGAATCTGGGTTGGGGGGATATTCCCCCCGCCCTTTTTCTATATGGACATTATTGTACCCAATATAAAGAAGTATTCGGATGGCGAGATTGACCGCGCATTCATGCGTGAAATCAAGAATGGTTTCGCACTGGAGCGAGCCACCGAACAAAAGAGATTCAATCAGGCCGTCAAGGAAGCCACAGCATTAAAAGGAACTGAACACCCTACGCTTGGAAAACCTGTCGCCACTATGCCAGCCCGTGAGTTCTTCAGGCTGACACAAAAATACGGACATGAAGAAGTTCATTCCAAAAAATTTCTACAGTACTACAACAAGAAGTACCCCGAACTAAGCCCAAATAAAGCGTAATGCAAACCAGAACCTACGGCGACCTCTTCAAGTTAATTCAATCCCTTGCAGGGGTTGGTTCGTTTGCTGCATCCGAGCAGGATGACATTGCGAATTTTATTAACCGCCGTTTCTCTGAGGCCTACGATACAAGTGATATGTGGCCCCGTTATCTCGTAACGGGAGAGGAACGCCAAATCTGGAATGAAGAAACATCAGCCAGTTTTTTCAATCCGACCCAGAATTTAAATATTTCGTTGGCGGGAAACAATGAAGCACTTGTTCCGTACGAACAAAACGCAAAAGTTAACATTGGCGAGTTCATTCGGATTCACCGCACTCATCCGTTCTTGCGTAACTCAGCCCTGGAGTTCGAGTTCTACGTGGATGGCATTGGAGCGCATATCCTGAATCTTACTACTGCTGACGCTTCCTCGGCCTTTGTTACCTACAAGAAGGAGTTCACTCCTTTCTCCGTATCATCGGACTACCAGACCAGCACTGCTGAGGTTCCTGCTGAGTTCTTTCACTTCATTGCTCATACCGCTTATGCGGACTTCCTTCGTATGGATGGGCAGACTGACAAGGCTTTGATTGAGGAACAAGCTGGTGGCAACTACCTGGCTCTAGAACTAGAGAAGGTGGACATCAAGATGAACAACAACACCGTCAACAAAAGATTTTCAACTCATGGTAATCGGCAGGCCCGATAACTTAAACCCCCTGTGATATAATACCGACATGGCTAAATCTCGAAATAATGCTCTGGAGTTTTCCTCCGCTGGTTCTGTAATTATTGATGCCGCTGCTGGTGCTACTACTGGTTCCTTTGGTGCTATTCAGTTCCTCAAGGATTCCACTATCTCTGCACTTACAGCGTCCAGTTCCGTACAGAACTCCGACAAATTGGTTGATACCTTCGCCGCTGGAACCATCCTTTATGGTACGTTCAGCAGCGTAACAATCTCCTCTGGTCTAGTAGCACTGCACAGGGTCTAAGATGCACATTAGCCTTGACGCTGCTCTGCAACGGCAACCGTTACTTAGCACGGTTGGCGACAAGCTCCTACCAACATTCCCAGGAGCGGCTGCTGCGTATTCGCTTCGTGCCTTGAATGGCGATGCGAACAATGTTGCTCGTGTACGGCGTGACGGTGATGATGCCGAGTTGGACTTCACTGCCGAGGGTGTTTCCTTTGAGCTTGAGGATTGGGTAAACGGCAAACTTGAGGATACCCTTCCTGCTGACGTAGCTACCGCTGCAGCTGCTTACAGCCTTCGTAAGGTACGTGATGCCTACACAGGTAACGCCTTGCAAGTCCGTAGAGTGTTCGACAACATTGAGGTTGATGTAGGATTTGATGCCAATGGCGAGGTCAGCAATGACTCCCCTATTTACGATGTAACGGAGGAATCCGATACTAACACAGGTCAGCCCTTCAATAAGCGCACTGAAACGCTAGGCGAGTTCATTAGCTCATTTGACTACACCCGCCTCCCCGCTGACCAAGCGGATGCTGCTGCTGCGTATAGCTTGCGTAAAGTCAAGGAGGATTACACAGGGAACGCATTAAAAATACGTAGACCCTCTGACGATGTTGAGGTCAACGTGGCGTTCGATGCCAATGGCGAGGTAAGTGCTAGCTCTGCGATTAGTAATGTTGAGGATATTGAATTAGTCAGTGAGTCAGGATTTGCTACTGACACAGGCGGGTTTGCGTCCAGCATTTCGGGAGCTAACTTTACATTCGGTAACACATTGGATGGCAAGGATGATGTTTTGTTTGCCACGTTTGATGGCTCTGGACTTTTGGGTTTGAATTTTTCAACAAGCGATGTAGCAATTGGTGATGTTGTTACGTACAGCTTTGATGTGTATTGGGCATCTACTAATACAGGCGGGTTGCCAGATTTGCGTATTCGCTCAGGAAATACTACTATTGGTCACAGTGATGTGCCTATGCCTTCTGAGGATTCATGGTACACATTTTCTGGTCAGTTCACTGTTACCTCTAATACGCCAACGGCATTAACTCTTATCGCAGCCGATAGTTCTGGTCTTACTACTGGTGACGTATTTGCTATCGCAAACGGCTCCTATGGCAAACAGCAGGACGCTGGCGACACCACAGCGACTACGCTGGGTGGGTTCTTGACTGAGGGTGTTACTACCTTTAATCCAGACTTTAGTTCATCCGCTAATGGTTTTATTAGCTTTAGTGGCGATACTATTTCCTTTAATCAAGATGGTATCGGGGGATTGGATGACAATTTATCTTCCACAGCTCAAGATAGCAGTTCGCAAGTATTTGGCTTGAACGGTAGGATTACGACTGGGGTGCAGTACAACATTTCGTTGAGATATTTTATACCCGAATCAAATGGCGGTTCCACTACGGAGGTTTCGATTCGAGATGGCGCATCAATAAAAATAGCGACAGACAGTTCTCCTACGGCAGGCTCGTGGGTTACGATAGAAGGAACAGCCACATTTACCACACCTCAGATTCGGGTACAGTTTACAGCGACCAGCGTTGCTGGTGATAACGTTTACTTGCGGGATTTTGTAATCACAAGAAAAACCCATGACGCAACGGTAGTCACATGGTATGACCAATCAGGCAACAACGATGCCACGCAGACCGATAAAAACAGCCAGCCTAAGATTGCTGAGGCGGGTAGTTTGTTAACAAACGGTAATGGCGATACAGTCATTGATTGTGTCGATACTGACTTCTTCAATGTTTCAGGCATTTCTCTTTCTGGAGGTCTATCCATTGTTTCGGTACTGGACTATGACTCCAGTGACCTCGTTCAATCCCTTTACGGAACAGATGGTGCTTCGATTAGTCCTCGATTGCGTCTTTCGACTGCAACCGATTTCACAACTGATACAAACAGCGGAAGTTTGGGCAACATCGTCAATGAGGGTTCACAAGTTTGTATCGCTTCTTTTTATAGGAATGCGTCCGATAGCGTCCAGATGTATTTGAACAGCAGCACCCTTGGTTCCCCTGCTACTGTCGCTGGCGATATTACCATTACCCGCATTCTTGCACGAAATGACGGAGCCACCGATGGATTGAATAGCGGAATCTCTGAGTTAATATTCTACAACTCCGACCAATCCGACAATCGCCCAGCCATCGAAAAGAACATTGGCGACCACTACGGCATCTCAACACCTGCCGTAAGCCAAGATGTCACAGTAGTCACATGGTATGACCAATCAGTCAATGGCTATGACGCAACGCAGGATACTGCTGGGGACCAGCCTAAGATTGCTGAGGCGGGTAGCTTGCTGACATTGGCTGGTAAGCCTACAATCAAAGCAAACGGAACCACTCATTTCCTTCAGAACCTTGATTCTGCTTGGGATGGCATTATGTCATCCGACTTCAGTGTGTTTGTGGCGGGAAGCAAAACATCTGATGTTAATGCTGAGTTAATTTCGTGTGGCGATGCAAGTAGTGAAAACTCTGGATTTGACTGGCTAGTTGGGGCGGGTGGCAATACGTCTACGTTGAATTATCGTGGAGCGGAACTTAATGTTTCGTTCCTTGGTGTTACTTCTTCGGGGGCGACTTTGTTTTCGGCTATTGATTCTGACCCGTCCACAAACGGCAATGCGTACCTAAACGGAGCTGAGTCAGGCGAGACTCCTGTTGCCCAAAATAGGTCAGGGACGGCAGACAGATTGACGCTTTTCGCACGAAGGGATGGTAACTCTTTTTACGATGGTGAAATATCCGAAGTGGTTATATATCCAGCAAGTCAACACGACAACCGTTTCAAGATTGAGTCCAACATCAACAACCACTACGGCATCTATACCCCTGCTGAGGACGGATTCGTTGAGACTTGGTACGACCAGTCAGGTAACGGCAACCATGCTGTGCAGGCTTCGACTGGACTCCAGCCCAAGATTGTAGCCAATGGTAGCTACCTTGGTGAGTTGGACTTCGATGGAGATGATGATTGCCTAGAAACCGACAACGGTGACCTGTGCAATCTAAGTGAGTTATCTTTATTTACGGTTCTAAAGCCATTCACAGGGGCATCACAAGAGCGAGCGATTTCTGCGGGTAGTACCGTTTCTGGTTCAACCGCATACGGGGGATGGGTTTTAAACTTTAATGGATACGTAGACCAAGCCCAGCTACAAACTCAATCGCTTGGTTCTAGTGCTATTACAAGTGCATCGCAAAGCGTGACCACTAGTGAGAGTGTGATTACGGCAATATTAAATGTGCCGAATGGAACAACCAGCGTAAATGGGACGGAGGGTACAACCAGCACTGATATGATTGAACCCTTTAATAACAATGACGGACGAAGAAAACTGCGAATCGGATGTCACTTCACGTTTAATCGGTCAAATCATTACTCCAAACCAATCAAGGAGGTCATTCTTTATACCTCCGACCAATCCGCTAACCGCCCAGCAATCGAATCTAACATCGCCGATGAATACGGCATAACCCTATCTTAATATGTATCTAATATTCGCAACCGAACAAGAAGGCGTTGACCGCTCCGAACAGGAGGGCATCGCTCGTGGGCTTGCTTACCACAAGGTAGGTAAAGGTTCACGCTACGTTACCCGCCCTCGCCTTACCAAGAAACCATTGGTAGGTGCAGCCAAGTGGGCATTGCCTGTTAGCACATATAATCTCACAGAAGTCGAGCAGGAATCCGCTGTCGAAGAAGTGAAGTTCCCTGACCCAGAGGCTATCTAATGGACGACATCATATACAGAAGCGTAGTAGGCGTGGCTGGTTTCTTTGCTACCATCGAGCTTACCCCTGTCAACGAGATATTGGGCTTCTGTGTAGGTCTAGCTACCTTTGTCTACATGACGGCATCAGCCGTAAAGGTAATCAAGGAACTAAAGAAATGACCCCTGAACTTATAGCAATGCTAGGAGGTGGCGTATCAGGCTTCGTAATGAAGATGATTGCTGCCCAAGCCCAAAGCCAGACTAGACTCTTCGAGCAAATGCTCCAGAAGCAGGAGGTAGCTGATATATCTGCTGATAAGGCTTCTGAGCGTGGTGGAGTATGGATGCGTAGGATTATTACCGTAAGCGTCCTGTTGGCTATTATAGCCCTCCCTGCTGTCTTTGCATTCACTGACATAGCAGTTACCCTTCAGGAGGAATCAAACGGCTTTCTAGGGCTATTCAAAGGCTCAAAATGGGTGCATACGCAGGGTTATCTGATACTCCCTGAAGTGCGCCAGACTGCACTCGCCATCGTAGGATTCTACTTTGGTTCATCACAAGTAAAATAAGGAATAATATGTACGGACGAAAACCAGCAAGTAAAGCAAGTAAGGGTTCATGCGGCGAGCGCAAGGGTTGTGGCTGCAAAGTGAAAGGTAAGTAATGCCCAAGGACGCTTGCTACAAAAAGGTCAAGGCCCGTTACAAGGTCTTCCCATCTGCTTATGCAAGTGGGGCAATCGCCAAGTGCCGCAAGGTAGGAGCCGCCAACTGGGGCAAACGAAAGAATGCAAAGTAATGGCTGCACGAAAAACAAAAGAAGGAGCAGCCCTCAAGCGGTGGTTCAAGGAGGAGTGGGTGGATGTCCGCTCAGGAAAGCCCTGCGGACGACAAGCGGGAGAAAAGCGAGGTACGCCATACTGCAGACCATCGAAGCGTGTAAGCTCAAGAACCCCTGTGACTGCGGGTGAACTGACCCCATCGCAGAAGAAAAAGAAAGTAGCTGAGAAGAAAAGTCTCGGACAACCAGCGGGTAAACCCCGAAGAGTAAAACCAGTACGCAAAAAATAATGGCTGATAAATCCAAGATGAAGTGCAACGTGCCACGCCGTGAAGTCCAGGGCGGGAAGAAATTTGTCGTGAAGGCTTGCCAGGGTGGTAAGGAAAA